GGTATCGGTTAACGTGACCGTTATCGTATCCGCGTTCCCTGAATCTTCGGACACGAGTATGGATTTAATAACGGCTGTTGTTGCCGACGGCACTGTATACAGGGTTGTTGCGCTAGTGCTTGTTAAATCTGCCTTTTTGTTTACGAATGTATTTGCCATTATGCCATAAAGAAAGCTTCCGCTTCCGCCTCGTCTTTTAAATCCTGTTGAAAGGATGTGTTTAATTTTTGTACGATACTGTCTACGTCCCGTACAAAGGACTGTTGAATCTGTTGATCGTATTTTTCTAGGGGTTGTGTCAGTGATTGTATTATCCTTGCCATAAATTTGCTATGCCTCCTCTGGCTAAACCATAAGCTCGTTGTCCCTCTGGTCCTACTCTACTTGCAGTTCTTTCTTCTGCTGCTTGACGATTTTGAAGTTCTGAAAGAGTATGTGCTCTTGGTCCTTCGCCTTGTATTCCCCGTGTATCTCTATAAACCGTAGGAACTTGAGCCGATTGTGCCTGCAATGCATTTTTTTGTTTTTGTAATTCAGCTTCTAACGCTTGAGTATTCAGTTCAAATTTTCTCTGTCTGTCTTTGTCAAATTTAAAAATTCTGGACATAGTTTTTGGACTTCTTCTTAAATCAATTCTTTTTTGAGTAGCATATGGTAGACCTTTGCCTAATGCAGAAGAAGTATTGTAACCGGCCATTGGACCCTCCATAACTTTATTTCCTCCGTATAAAGCTTCCATAGCATCTTCTTCAGCCGTATTGGGAAAACCTGTTACTAAAGACCCTAGAAATGGAATGTCAGAAGCAAGGCCAACTATGCTCGCTAAACCTTTGCCTAAACCTCTTCTCCACCATGGTTCTTCATCCACATTATTTCCATCTTGAAAACCTAATCTTGTAATGCCACCATTTTCTTTTTGAATTCGACTTCCATATTTATTCGTCCAGTCTCTGGCGATTTTTGGTTCTCTGGCCCATAGGTATCTTTGTTGTGCTTCTGATTTAAAAGGCATTACCTTCTCCCGTCCGGTTGTATATCCAGCCTGAAAGTTCCAAGCTTCCAGTGCTGGCTTGTACTTGTATTGTCCACTTTCAATGATATAGCACGCGCGCGTGCTCTTGTATCTATTTTTGTTGTGCTTGTCGTAGTCGTAAAAGGGCCCAAGGATGAGCTCGCCTGCGAGTCCGTTGGATAATTCTTCAGGTTCAAAGTCACTCTTGCATCGCCAGTCTGCTGCAGAAAATCAGGAAGCACTCTTCTAACTTTCATCATGTACTCGCCGTCTCCCCGGGTATCTGCTCCGCCTCCCTGCGTCGCTGCTATGTCAAAATCTCCTGACTCAATGCTTGCAGCAATAGCTGAAGCTGATCCTGCTTTAATTTGATTATTTCCTGTTTCGTGTTCATAGTAAACTGTAACACCATCGGTATTGCCAACCGTTGAATCGCTTGTTGCATCAGCATCATACTCCGTTCCATGAGGCTTGCCAAATATATGCGAGTCTGACCATGCAGATCTTGCCAATGTACTTGTCGTCCACACGGGTCTTTCTCCAGTTGAATCCATATAGTTATAAGTTACCGACCTGTTGTTGGATGCCGCGCCGCTTCCTGGGTAGAACCAAGTCACTTCGCCAAATAAATTATTCAGTCCTGCAAAAATATGGTTTCTTGGAACCGTATTAAGATCGTCAAAAACATAGTCTTCAACCAGGCACGCCAGTGATTCCAGCTTACCCGTATACCTAAAGAAACCGTTTTCAGACATCCAGTAGGCAGAACCGTCCACTTCAACCGCTGCGTTCTTTCCTATAAGCCCGCATCCAGTTCCAACTTGCTGGAATGAAAATACGAAAGGAGCGCCAACGAATCTCATAATAAACAGAGCATGATCCGTCCAGACATAGATTGCGTCACGTCCCCTGATAGCCGCTATGATCCGTGTTCCGTCGGCCAGTCTCTGTGTGCCGGCAGTGTTGGTTGCTGAAGGCGCATACGAGGTTGAAGCATCAATGCTCTCCTGGTCCGACCATCTTATAAACATGTCGTCCTGCGTTGATGTAGTACCAATCGTAGTTTCCGTTCCAAAGAACACTAAGTGCCGATCCGGCGTTGAAACTAGTGTCTGTCTTGCAGCCGTTGGAGCGTTGGCAACGAGGGTTGCCCGAGTTGATGTTGCGCTTGCTGCGTCAGAATCCCATTCAAAGGTTGCACTGTCAACGATGGTTGCAATGAGCTTGTTTCCAAAATTGTCCAGGTGCCATAGACCAGGAGCCGTGATTACGTCACCTGTTTGCGACGCGCCCCATTTCGTATAGTCTGATGCGTCGTAAACCGTTGCTCCGTCCGAGTGGGATGCAGCGGTCGTGTTGTCCGACCCTCTTGTTAATCCCGATAAAGTTCCTGTTCCAGTAGCGTTGGCTGTATAGGCAATACGTTCGCTGTCTATTAAAACTGTTCCTGAAGCCGGCATCGATGCCGAATTGTCCAAAACAATGCTTGTTGAAGAATCTGTTAATGCGCCGTCTAGAGTGTCCGTAATTTCTCCAGCGACCGTACCGCCCCAGAGTCCTAGTCCCCAGCCGGCTGCCGATTCTTCAAGCGCAGGTCCTATTGAATAATAGTGCTTGACTCTTATTCCTCCGGATGTAGTTGCCCCCGATCCAGATTCTACTGATCCCATTTCAACTGTGATTGTTGTTGAAGTTGGAACGGTTGCCACTTGAAAATTTTTGTCATTAAAATCACTGGCGCCAAAATCAGAATTGGTAATAGTGCTCCAAGTATCTAAAAGAATAATATCTCCCTTGGAAATATTATGATCTGATGCAAAAGTTATAGTAACAGTTGCATCACTTTGTGTGGTTGTAAAAGCATTTGTTAATGTATTTGTACTTTTAAGAGGAGTAATGTCGTAAAAAGCTCCTCCAGAGTACACGTATAAAATTCTGTTTGTGCCTAAGGCCGCGTACTTAATTCCGCTGGCATTGACGAAATGATGAAGCGCCGTGTTTCTTCCGGTCAATGTTTGATCGCCCAGTTGGGCCCATCCGCCGATTTTTTCAGGCGTGCCATATCTAAAGCGAACATAGTCTCCGCCTATCCATTGGTTTTCTCCGCCCGTTGCTGTGACCTGCTTGTTGAATCCTGGTAGAAACTTTAGTTTTTGTAGCATAAAACCCTTATAGTATTAAAAAACCTAGTTGACAAATGAATATCTGACGATTTTTTATTCGTTTAAATCTACTAGTTTATATCTTGAAGCAGCCTTGATATAAAGAATAATCCTTCCTAAAACCACAAGGAGTTACCTGATCAATCCAGCCTTCCTCCTTATGCCTTCTAACCTCTACTTTATGCGGAACATGAAATAATTGCTTTATCTCGTCATCGCTGTTTAATACTTTTCCCTTTAAATCACTGTTCTCAGCATTGAATTGAACAACAATAGCTGGAATAATTTTTATTCCAAGTTCTTTAGCAACAACCATTCTATTATTTCCAACTATAACTTTTAATTGATCTTTATAATTAGAATGTTGATGATAAATAAAAACAGGATCAAGCATACCATTCTTGGAAATGGATTGTGAAAGTCTGTCATGGAATTTTTGTTCCTGTCCGTTGACAAATTCTGGTCTGGTTAAATGACTGATCTTTTCAATAGGAAGTTCAATATAAATAACATTAATCACTTCAAGCTATCTAAGCGGTGGTCCAGTAAACCAGATCGGCATTGATATTCTAGTTCCTTTTTTAATAGGCAAAACTCTATGTGCTATAAAACTGGCAAAGAAAATGGCGTATCCTTGTTTCAAGGAAAGAGTTTGTTTATTATTAATAATCTGTAGTTCTCCGCCTTTAAAATCTTTAGGATTGCTTAACATTGTTACCATTGTCAGTTTTCTAACAGACGGTTGATTTTCCATATTGTAGGAACTATCCGAGTGCCAGTCATAATGGTGTTTTTGTGAATATTGCGTAAATTGTGCCATTTCTCCAATTTGAATTCCATCAAAACCAAAGTGATTGCTGTTGACTTTGGTACCCCACATTTCAAGTGTTTTATACATTTCAGGCATCCTTTTAAAAGGAATCCATGCAATGTCGGTTTTTCTTACTTTATAATCTTTTTTTCCTTTACCTGTTGCGGCATCCTCTCGAGGTAGGCTTTTTCCAACTCTAATAATATCTTCGCATTGTGCTGGAGTAAATACAGGTGTTTTGCTTGTAACAATGTAGGATTTCCATTTAGGTTCGGTAAATATCATTGATTGGATTTCTCCTTTTTCAATCTTTTAGCAGTTTCTAGCTGACCTTTAGCATTATAAACTTCAGGCTGGCTTGAAGCTGGACTTAAAGTATTTACTCGATGTTCTAAATCTTTTGTTAATGCTTCAAATTGATGAGTATTAACATTCCTATCATCAAAACTACCATCATTTAATTCTTTTTTTAATTTTGACCAAAGGTTAAGTTCTCTCATTCTATCTTTAGCAACCAGTTCCATATTGGCTTTTAACCATAGCTTTCTCTCCAGATCAATTTGCTTTCTTTTTTTCTTGAACTTGTTTTTTTCAGTTTTAAGCTGTTCTTTAATTTCTTCAATATCAATGTCATTTTCTCTATATTCAAAAGATGAACCCATTAGATTTTCAAAATAACCAGCTTGTTCTCTAACGCATTGCCAGTATTTTGATGCTCTAGTTGGTCGTTTAAAATCATTCAAAACTGATACTCTCATTTCGGTTTCAGTACGATAAACTTGTTTTTTAGTCCAGGTATCTTTTAATTCAGGAATAAGTTTTTTAAAGGATTGTAGGTCTGATTTATCTAAAACTTTATCTAAATATTTTACCTGTTCTGTTGTAACTTTCTGAATGTCTAATTTTCCATTCTTCATACAGGCAAGGAATAAGTAACTGGTCTTGAATTATTAGTTTTCATTTCAGCACTATCATTATCCCAATCAACTTGTGCATCGGAAATAGCACTGTCTAAAATAGTTTGTGCTTGTTCCAATGTTTTTTCCGTTCCTCCAACTCTTGTAATCCAGTCAGAGTTGCTATCTCCTACACACCAGACATTTCCTAAATGTCCTGATAAATGTCCAGCTTCTCTATCTGCATGATCAAAAAATCCTTTTCCTGAATGTGTTGCTGTGCAATATTTCATATATTTCCTATTCTGTTGATATTGATAAGGTTCCTGTGCCAAACCATTCGTAAGTTTTATTTGTTGTTTCAGATGGAGAGGCTGTATGGTCTACTCCACCAAAGATAGTTGTACTTGCAGAAGCAGAAGCAGAATTTCTAGCACCTCCAGCCAATCCCGTAGCAATTGGATAAGCAGTTGAAGATGTCCAATTTGTTCCATCATATGTATATGTTGTTGCTAACCAAGTACTAGCATCTGAAGTACCTCCAACTGTCATAGCATCTGTTTGAAGTCCAGTGCATACGTGTTGGTACCTTGTAGCAGGATAAGCAGTAACAGTAGTCCAATCTGTTCCATTATATTCTTCAACAGTAGCAACTCTTGTAGTGGTTGGATATAG